TTGCTTTCTTGATAATTCTTCAATTTTCTTTACATCTTCATTGTAACGAATGGTATCATTCATTTCGTTACCTAATCTTACTTTATGATTTTTTTCTAATTCATCTCTTAATTGTTGTTCCTGCTTTTTAATCGCATCTATTTCTTGTTCTCTTTTTGATAGACCTGCAACTCTTAATTTATCCTCTAAATTTGCTAAATTAGCTAATTGTTGTTGTTGTTCTTTAGCATTAGATAATTCTTTAGCCATTCTATCGGCTGAAGATTTCATTAAGTTTAATTGTAATTCATCATATTGCTTTTGCTCCTCATCATTTAATGTTTTCTTTTTAGTTTTTAAATCTTCTAAAGCAATTAATTGAGATTTTATGCTATTTTCAATAGATTTTAATTTCTCTAATTCTAATTCTTTTACATCTTGCCCTGCTGCTTGTGCCATTTTTATTTCAGCATCGTATTGTGCTTCTTTTGCCTTTTGAACATTCTGAGCGTTAGTTACTGCTTCCTTTGCAAATTTCTCATCTGCTTTGTTTGTTATTCCAATAGCATCAGTAAAGGCATAAAATAAATTAGTAACTAAATCCACTACTTTGCCCATGATGTCAAACTTCTCCATTAACATCATTACACCACTAACGATTATCATTAATGGTATGGCATTCATTGCAGAACCTAATCCTTTAAATCCAGTCTTAACCGCATCTAAATCTAAATTCTTTAATCCCTCACCTAATAATCCAAACGAACTACCAACTCTTTCAACTCCTGAGCCTTTGAGGGTTTTTGTAGCATCATTTAAGTCATCTAATTTATCTTTTAATTCAGCAACTCGCTTGGCTGCATTACCATCTCCATTTAGGGCAGCGGCTTGTGCTTCTCTTAATTCTTTTTTTAAATTCTTTAGTGAGTTAGTTGCGGCATCCGTGCCTTTAACCTCAACTTCTATTACTGTTTTATTATCTGCCATTTTAATATACTATATACATTTCATTATTAATATTATTCATAAATACAGTTAGTGAATCATAAAGCACTAATCCTGTATTGTATGGTAAAGCGTTACCATCTATTGTTAAGGCAGTATCGTCACTTGTAATTACAAAATCACCAGTAGCATCTATTATTTTAAAAGTTATTTGTAAACCTGTAAGAGCAGCAGGCCATGTGCAAATTAAATTAAGTCCTGCGCCTCCTGTTATTGATGTATCTATTAAATAGTTAGTATAACTACCATCAATAGTAAAATCACCTTGAACTAATAATGTTTGATTTGTTGGAGGAGCGACATAAGTATTATTAATTGTTTTATTACTATCTAATCCAATAATTGTATTACCATTTAAACCTATCCCAACAAAGTTTGTAACATCTCCCTGAACAGATACATTAGTACAATTAATCAGTTGAACATTCTCAGCACCCTCTGCAATAAAGTTACCACTACCTCCTGTAATATTACTAAACCTACCTGCAACTGTATTATTTAAACCTGTTGCTCCACTTTCATTAATTATATTTTTTATTCCTGTTACTTGAGGTCTTACAGGAGGTAATGCTTCAGGTACAAATGCATCGTATTCAGTTAGCTTTAATAACTCTACTTGTGTTGACTGCCTATTCATTACATTGTAATCCATTATCTTATTTACATAGAAATAAGAATTTAAAGGATGTCCGACATAAACTACATTCCTAAATGAGAAATTTTTAATGTCTAATTCATCTAAATTAAACCATGCAGTAACTACTCTACTATTTTGGTCCGTTAATTGATTAACTTGTCTTGAATAGAATCTATTATATAAATTATTATCAGTATAGGTTAAATTAGGAAATGTATAATAAACATGCTTAGGCAATCCCCAGTTATAGTCCTTTGTTGGAGTGTATGGATTATCGTTATGACCTACATACGGATAATTAGTATAATTTGTAGTTGCTGTTGATGTAATTAAATTCCATGAGCCATAATTAAGATTAATTAATCCACCAAAGTATAAAGACCTTATTTTACATTTTAAATTTTTTATTTGATTATTATCTTCCTTATAAAATTTAGGAATAACAAGTCCATTTACGCTATTACCTACCATTGGAGTTGAAGCATAAATAACATCTGTCTTAACTGTAGGTTTTACAAAGTCAGAAACATTATCATGGAAATTAAATCCATAAACTTCCTTATAAGTTTCAAAGTAATCTTTGTTGTATTTATCTGAATCCGATTGATAAGTATATTCGTATCTCTTAGCATCTAATAAACCAACAGGCCCAACCTTATATTTACGACTTAAATCTAATTTATCACTCCAATCTAATTCACCGGAATAAAAGTCCTCCCTTGGCTCAATAATATAATTCTTATCATTGTCAGGGTCAACTTCCATGTAAAGATTATGAAGTTTAATCTCAGAAGTTAAAAAGTCTATTTGTTTTGTTTGTGTTGGTAATATCTGATTCATCTCAACAGTTCCACCCTCAATAATATTATTATCTAATAAACTTGCATTAAAAAATGAACCTGTTTGCATTTTAACATCTATGCTTACAGTACCTGTTGATATTGGATTATTTGAAGCATCTAATAAATTCACATTAAATAAATAATCTAATGAAAATCTTACATTAAAAGGATTACCTACATAAGTAACATCAAAAGTTTGATGCACTATCGAATGTTGATATACAAAAGATGTAAATACGTTTTGAGGTGTTGGAGGTGATAAAACTCCACTTATTGCTATTGTAGTTACTGTACTTCCTATTCTTAAATTTACATTACCATTATATTGACATGAAGCAGCAGCAACCGAAGTATTAAATACTAAATAGAAATTAACTACTGAATTATAATTCCTTGTAAGTATAGGAAAAAATGGAAATTGAATACCTCCTGTTGATGTATTATAACTTCCTGATGGGTCATTATAAGGTGCAGTTGAATCATTATTAAATACTAAAACATGGGATATTGTTGGAGGTACAGGTATAACAGAACCACCTGCCACAACTGTTTGATAATACCATAATAAAGAACTTGTAAAAGTTAATGAATAACTGAATGTTTGCTCAGTTGTTACTCTACCTGCATAAAATTGATTATTAGCAATATCAGTTGCTGACATCAATAAATTCTCTTCTGTAGCAGGTAAAACAAAATTAAAGTATTCTGTACTATTTAAAAAGTTAGATGTATAAGTATATCCTGCATCGGTAAATATTTTATCTAATAAAAATTTCTTTCTTAATGCAGGTCTTAAATGTTCTATTCTAAAGTTACTTGGATTACCTAAATTCTTACCATAATCTATTAAGCCATAAACAAATGCAGGTGAGAATGGGGCGGTCCATGTACCTACTACTACAGACTGATTTAATATATGGTCAGCAGAACTAATATCAATATCTAAAGCACTATCAACATTTCCTGTTATAAGTTTATCTCCTATGGCTATAAACAAATTTCCTAATGTACCTGTAGCTGATGTAAAATAAGTAACCTCTTTACTTAGTGCATCGACCTCAATATTCAGTAATTGTAAGTCTCCTTTAAGTTGAATCTTCTCATTTACATAATACCTAATGCCACATTTTAATCTTGGGTCAAATGTCGTTAACTCTAAATTAATCTTCCAAATTAAACTAAAGAATCTATCTACCTCCTTTGTGCCTGGAAATGTAATGGTCTTACTAAATGAAGCATTACGTTTATCAGGACTTCTAACATCGGCAATTAATAAGTTTAATGAAATAGGTATCTCTTGAATATAACTTACATCGTATTCAGCACCTGCTTGGTCGATTAGTATTACTTTTATATTATTAGCCACGTTGTCTATGGTTGTTAAATGTATAGCTTAAATCGAATGATAGCATTCTCCTATTCTCATTATTCTTTTGTATGTAATTGCCATTAGTTATCTTAACTGCTATATTAGGAGTTGAACTACCTAAATCTAATCTAATATCAGTTGAAGCAAACAAATCTCTATGTCTATCAAACTCAGCTTGAGTTAACCAATCGCTATTAAGTTTTAATGAATCGGTTACTGTAATACCTTGAGTTTTTTCCAACATCATGGATGGATTGTAAACCATTACAGATGTTGGAAATGTAAATACCTCATTCCAAGGATTCTGTTTAAATGTAGTTGCAGTCTTAGTAGATGTTTTTTCAGATACTTTACTACAATGCAATGTATCATAACCTCCTTTCTGATTAAGATAGTGCAATGTATAAACTGTATATCTTGGCTCACATTTAATAAAACATCTTATCAATCCTGTATTTGTAAATTCTCTAACGGTATATGAAGCAGTACCTGCAGGCAATATCGGATAAGTACCTGTAACTAATCCTGAAGCTATATTAGTCAATCCCTTAACTCCGATATCAATACATTGGTATTGGTCTCCGATTAATCCTGTAGTTGCTGATGGTCTTGCAATACTTGAGTTACTTAGTATATTTCCATCCACATCAAATGTCCTTATTCTTAGTTGAGGTAAATCTGTTGTATTTCCAACTGTCCCTAAAAAATAAACATAATTACTTCTATCATTATAAACATTCAAATCACCTATTGCAGTTAGATATTTATAGTTAGATGTGGTTGAATTATACAAATAATCGTCAGCATTGTAATAAGCAAATGTTTGTGTATCTAATCCTGCATTCCAAACATTGTAAGTTAAATCAGTACCTGAAGCGTATGTAGGAGTGCTACCATAAGTTTCACCGATATTAACTGTTATCTTTCTATAAGAGTTGACACATTTCTGCCATCCATAAGTATTACCACTAAAGAAGTTAACCATGTATTTCTCAGCATAGGCTGCCGCATCAAAGTAAACTCTATTTGTAGTACCATAAACAGGCTCTATATGCTCAGTCCATTGTGTTGAGGTCGCTACATCGGTTACTTTAATTGTAAATTTAAAATTAGGTTGTGCAAACTGTGTTGAACTTGCAATAAACCAATTCTCATTGTATGCAGGTGTTACTTTAGTTGTTGATGGAGTTTGTAATAATGATACTGCCATTTTATATTCCTTTTAATTGTATTGTTATATCTTTACCTATTATCTTGGCCACATCTTGTTCTAATTTATCTATCCTACCATCGTTAATTACTCTATCTCTAAATGGCTTAGGTTTAATACCATTACGACCGATTGAACGTGCCATAATCCATGCAAACTGTTTAACTGCCTTTAGATAGTTTGGTTTCTTTTTAGCCTTAGTAATATCAAGCATTATATCTTGTACTCTGATATTATTCTTTGCCATGTATTCCTTATCGAATACCGATGGCGGAGGCATTTTACCTTTCTTTCTACCTTTCTCTATATAATACCAATAATCACCAGAAGCTTTGATATTTAAAACAAATGAACTCTTACTTGTTTTTATTTCAGGATTGAATTGTAACGCTGCTTGTTGAACTCTACCAAATCCACTCCCATCCTTTAAAGCCTTATTCATTGATACTTCAAGGTCCTTTGCTAACTGAATACCAAAGTTATCTAATAACTGCTTTAACTGACTTTGAACACTATCTGCCATTATTCAATAGTTTAATTCTGTTTAAATGTTCCTGCATCTGTGCTTTCTCCTTTAAGTAACTTAATCTATTAAGAAACCTAATTACCTCCCATTCATAAATAGCATCTTCAATTATTGGATTACCCTCACTCATTTCAATGATTATATGTTGCCATCCCCAATATCGCTCAAAATCCCCTCTTGGATTAATTCCATTATCTCCTCCATCCTCTCTTGTATTATTTTCTCCGCTTCCAAATAAGCTACCGAAGTTTTGCTCAAGTGCAGTAATGCTCTTAAACAAAAAAAAACAACCGGATAGATATGTGCAATACTTTGTTTCTTTAATTCCTTAGCTAATTCTTTGTGATATTTATCACTATATTTAAAACCATTCCAAGTTAGTTTCTCATAACATAAAGCACCAATATCGCATAAATTCTCTATTGCTTTATTGTCTTGCATTAAAGTACTGATTGATACATATCTTGCAGTATTTAACATCTCAGCATCTAATGTGGCTCTGTATAAATTACCTTTAATGAATAAGTACTTTTTTGGATTCTTATTCCATTTTTGGCTCTTTAAGAAAGATAGCAATACAAAGTATCTTCTAACTTTCTTTATTTCAATGGCTTCAATCTCAGCAACTGATAATCCTGAAAGTATAGATAGTATCTTTACTTGGTCGTCTAAATCACCATTAATCAATGGTTCAATTTGTTGATACTCTTCTACTTTTAGCTGCTTATAAGATGTTGGTATTCTCATATATATTAAATTACAATATTTGTAAAATATTTGTGTATATTTGTTAAGTTGTTTTGTTGTTCTATGGGGGTAGGTTTGTTCATGTTTTCCTGCCCTCTTTTTTTACATAAAACTATACTTACCTGTATTCTTACCTATCTTATTCAAGGCTACATATCTTAAACTGTCAATTCCGTGATTATTATAATCTACAGGTACATTAGGTTTACCATCAACCCATTTATAACTTCTAAACTCCTTAATTACATTAACTGAATCCCTTGTTATATTTATCTTAAATGCTTTCAAAGTATCTATTGAATTACGAATACTATCAGGCCCTTTGTTAGCACCATCGACATTGAATCCACCTCGCCTTAAATCTTCAATAGATTTTGGCTCAGCACTATCAGCTATAATGTGCATCTGTTTAGTTATACCTAAATTATGTAGCTTATTTATTATATCGGAGTTAGTTAATCCTGTTTGGTATATTAATTCTTTAATGATTAGTTCACCATTATGTCTGAATACTTTTACTAATGTGGTTGGATCTTGTGTAAAACCAAAGTCCATTCCAAGTCCTATTAGTTCTGCTTCAATCGGTACATCGTCAACTATATCAAAGTTCCTGAATATTAATCCTTCAATCTTACCAGTTAATCCCCTTG